GTACTGGCCAACGCCTCTGCAGCCGTTGGCCAGTACTCCCAGCTAGCCGGTGTGTTGATTGGGTCCGTAACGTTTGCCGCGACCAACGACCGATAGGGACGGTCTTCACCGTTCACAGTCCGCAGAACGATAGCATTCTTTGGATACCCTCCTGGTTTGGCGCTGTACCATGGGGGTATTCCTTGGGTTTGCCAAGCTTGGGCGTTTTTGGTCAAGGCATTGAACATGTAGTTCTGAATTGGTCTCTCAACGGCTTTTGCGGCTGGGTTGTTCGCGGCCAAACTGATCTCATAAAAACTTGTATAGCCGTTTGTGAAGTTCACGAAACCTTGAGGCGAAGTCTGCGGCGGCGGCGTAATATCAGCGCCAGTCGCGGCGGCGGCGAATGGTTGCAAAATCAGATCTGGGGTTATCATGCGTTACTCCTGGATAACGGTAACTTTACTTCCTGCAGATGAAGGCATAATACCCATCTCAGGATCGTTGTATAAGTTTATAAGTTGAGCGGAAATTCCCATGGCAGGGCCGACTCGATATTCCATGTTGAACACATTTGGCGCAGCAGTCGGTGCCCCTGGCGGCGGCGTTAAGTTGAACACGGTTTGCATTCCATTGCCCGTCCCAAATTGTTCGCCGCCTGCTGCTGCCGTTCCGCCTGTAGGGATTCCACCCCAAGTTCCGATCCATTCCAAGATGGCACCAGTGACTGGAGCCGGGCGAAAGGTACAGGCCGTTCCGTTCACCGTCACATCAGTAACAGTCACTGTCCCAACCGAAGTTTGAATATATGGAGTCAGCGGCGCGCTCGGACCATCCTGCTTAAAATCGGCTCCCCATGCGTAAAACGAGCGTGAATTTGAGCCGTCATGAATAAGGGTTCCATCTGATGCGTACGTTTCAATGTGGATGTCGGATGTAGGATCTGGTCCAAACGGAATGAATCCAATGGCGCAGCGATACCACCCATTCCCCATGTCGTGAATTTCAGCCTGGGTGTTTGGTAGAGGAGAAGTTACTACTGCCCCAGTTTGAATATTGAATGCAACCCTTTCATCCACCCCATCAAAATAGAATCCGACGATTGGCATGTCAGCCGCCATTTTGAAAAACATGCTAATCCAAATTGGCGAGCCAGGGGTTATTGTCACTGCTTGGACCAAAGAAGCGTTACTTGACGTAAACGCATTTTCAGTCAATAAGGTAGCTGTCATTGACCCATCAGGAGCAGCGGCATTGTTTGCCGTCCCGCTCATATTCGTCATAGTCCAAACTGATTGGATTGGCTGTTGTGCCCATCTAGCCTTATTCGTCCGGGCAGTTTGATAGGCAAGGTTCCGGCCTTGCCAGTCAGTCCGGTAAATCCCATCTACGACAACTTGAGCAGCATCAAGCGTTAAGTCCGCCAGATAAAAATATCTTCCGTTTGGGAAATCCCAAGGCTCACCATCATTGAAAATATAGCGCAACATCCAGTTGATATAGGCCACACTTCCATTATTTACTAGAGCGACATAACGCAATTGAAGAGTTCGACGGATTTCATCCAGGTCCAAAATCTCGGCACTGCCGCCGCCATAGAAGTTTCCGCCGATCAGGTTTTTATCGGGAAGTGCAGGGTCAGCCCCACTGTAGACGAAGTTCTGACGTTCCGGTCCATAGGCCCAAGCAAAGGCTGCTGGATACAGCCCGAACCCCCCGGCAGGCACGCCAAGGATGATGCACCAAACCATCAAGCCAAAAGGGTTGGCCGTTCGAAGATCAAATACATTGTGCTCCCAGTCAGTCCAAAATTGCTTGTGATATTGATCATACCAAGCTTTCTTTTTTTGCAAGATGGATATGATGCCAGGTGCCTTGTTTTGCTGCCATTTCAGGGCCTGCATTATGTCGCCGTTGAACGGTATCATGGTCATACGATGTTCACCTGAATATTACCTGCCGCAATTTGCGCTTGCTGGTAAGGTTGCAGGACAAATTCCGTGCTGTACGAGCCGATTGGCGGTGCGCCCGATCCAGCAGGAACGCAAGCCACCGACACCTTTTTTATGTACAGGCCAGGAAGGTTGCACGAGACGGCGCCACCGATCTCAAATGCCGATACGCTGTATCCAACAACAAAGCCCTGTTCACCTGCCATTTCTCCTTTGGCATATTCCAAGACGGAGTTTCGAACGGCATCCACAGGCGAAGAAGCGCTGGTGCCTTGCTGGACATCAAGGATTACGTAAGCATCAAGCATCACTGGAGTCGTGTATTTAACGCGATATGGCAGCCCGGTGGCCGGATCAACCACCAATGTTCCGTCCGGCGCGTCAACTGGAACTCCATTTCCTGCGGCCCCATAATCCCAAGGGCAGCCAGATTGGTGAGCTTGCCAAAGCGCGGCGACAAGATCCTCTTTCGTCGGGGTGCCTGCCACGCACACCCACACGGCGTTGGGCAGGGTGAACTGAATGCCGTTGACCGTACCGACGACACCCGTATTGTTTTCAACAACACTAACCGATGTTACGTTGGGCACGGCGCTGGCCAGGGCCTTGATGGCGGCGCTGCTTCCCCGGCCCTGGATTGCCAACTGATCATTGCGGGCATTCTTCAACTGCGAATCATCCAGGGCGACATGTCCAGGCGTGATGACGGTGGAAGCCGTAACGTTTGCCGCGCCCCAGCCAATGGAGCCGTCAATGATTTTCAGTGGGCCAACTGGCAGCGGGATATTGCCGAACTGTTCAGAGCGAAAAGTTGTCAGGATTGATCCACTCAATGGGATCGTAACGCTGCCGACCAGCACGAAAATGTCGCCGTTTGGGGTTTGCACCCGTGAACCGTCTTGGATGGAGGTTTGAGAGTTTCCAACCAGTTGGACGTCGCGGGCGACGGTCGATTGGTTCGCGCCGCGATCAATCCCGAGGAAAGAGCAGACTGCATCAAGGAATACGCCATAGGACAAGTTTGGATTGATGACATTTGCCAACTCGGCATTATTTTTCATAACCGAAGTTCGCGCAAGTACCTCACCAGTTATCATGGTGCCTTGAGGCGTGCTTGCGGCGACATTCAATTGCTGGCCAAGAGAACCTTTCCATTCCTCTTGCACATCTTCCAAGACACTTTCTGTATCGGCAGAAATGGTCCCGGTATCGACGATGTAATCATATTTAGCGGTCACGAAATCATCCCTCCTTTTGTTCGGGCATCAACCACGTTCGAAATGTGGCCGTGGTTGTTGACGTCAATTCCTGCGACAGTGGCAGTCGCGGCAATCGTCAAATTCTGGTTTCCGGTGATATTCTTTTGGACGACTACGTCACCGGTGAAAGTTGCAAGCGGTGTGTCTACGGTGACGCCAACTGGAGCCGTAATCTTGATATTGTCGCCGCGAATTGAAATTCTGGTTGCGCTATTGGTGGACTGGATAACCATTGCATTGGCATCTTCACCGGCAATCGTGTATTGACGGAACACGTCCGGGATAAACCATCCATCTTCAAACTTCTTGGCGCGTCCACTGTTTGGTTTGGCCTGTGCCAATGTGGCTTTGAACTGAGATAAGTCCCGATCAGACGCGTGGATCCAACCTAGATCGCCCTGTTTGATTGGAAAGCTTATGTGAAAGTCGCCTGCGCCTAGCGATATGACGTTGATGTCAACCAGCTCATGGCGTGGGTGAGTGCCGTCTTGAACGTCCACCCACATGATCAAAGGGCGTACAGTGGCAAGGTTGCGAGCCCGATCGAATTGAATGACTTCGGCTGGAATCAATCCATCAGTGCGAAACTTGTTGTTCTGGAATAACAGATCAAGCGCACCGCCCATCCTTTGTTTGTCTGATGAGGTTGCCGAAATAAGCGGATTTAAGTTACTTGGCATTGTCTGTGCACCTTCATGGGTTGACCATATTATAGCGGTACAGCATCACGCAGGTAAACACAGACTAAGTTCATTTATCCCTGGACGCGGCCTCATTGGCCAGGGCTTCATTCACGCCTTTTGCCACCATAATGTCGAACATCTTGAAGGCGTCTTCAAGTGAATAATATTCTTCCAAAGAGCGAATATCAGCAGTCTTATCCTGGACAAGCTGCGAAACTAGCGGCTGAGCATTTTGCGTCACGACGGCCCGGAAACTATCAGTGAAACGCGCAGGGATCTTTACGCCCTTCCAACTAAGCAAGAAGCCGAAACTGTATTCATTAACCAAATCGGCAACGGCCTTGAGGACTAGCAGCGGCGATAAGACTTCAATAACGTCTCTTACATAGCGGTTGATGTTATCAGGATGGGCCAGCGAGTGCCAATTCCCTTCCATATCCTGCGCCTCGGTCAACTCCAATATTTCACAAGGATGAATATTCTTGGAGTCGTCGATGAGTTCAAGGCCGCGAATTGCAGGAAATTGTTTGGTGCGATACTTGACGCCAAAGGCATCGAACTCGGTGCTTTTTCTGGACATATTATGCAGGCGGGCTGCCGCCTCCTTTTACGTAAAATGGACGGTCACGGCTCGATAAGTCATATTCCAACTCCATGATGACATACTTACCGTTGACGCTGGGATTCATCACGGAGCTCAAATCAACTGCCTGGGCAAGCCTGATACTTGGATCGTACATGGTGACGAATTCAACGCCCCACTCAGTCCAAGTCGGTATCCCAACAAACCTGTAGAGGTAGGCGATTTGATCAGGGTTGATTATGCCAGAGCGATCCTTCACAATGAGAACATTATCATCCACAAATGCCGCGACATTGGGCCGGTAGTAGTTCTGGATGTCAAGGAGAAGTGCCGCCCTGGTGATGATGGAGCGCGCCGGATTCGATATTAAGACATCGTTAACCGAGGTTTGACATATGAAAGAAGTTCCGAAACCCATCTGCTTGGCAGCCCACTCAACGTACCCGTAGAATGTCGTCTGGGCTGGAGCGGGGTCGCTCACGAACTGGGTCTTGTCTACTTGCCTGGAATAACAGGTCAAGCGGACGGTTATGTTCGGTGGACCTTCAATCAATTCACAAAGCGTTACTTGCCCGAGGAAAACGACTGATGATTGCTCCCTGCCGTTGACTACATATCCGGCTTCGATCTTTACATTGATCCAATTCTCGGCAGATTGCGCGGTGTCAACCTGGCGCTTGTTCCATGCCGTGAATTGCGAAAGTAAAGTTTCTCGCAATTGAGTTGACATTCCTGTCACGTCAATGGTGGCGCGGTTTTGGATTGCGAGGGCAGCCTTTTTTACCCTTATCCTCAATTTTAACGTTTGATTTAGGATTACGTCGCCGGACGGCATGCTAATAGTAGCACGCAATATCCTTGTATTCATTGCCATCAGTATTTGATCCCGTCTGCGGCCTGGTTTACAATATCACCAAGTTCGCTTTGTAAGTGATCACGGAGAATTCGACCGGTTGTATCTGGGTCTTGCACTCCATTGATGTTAATTACGATGGCGCGCTCACCGATGGTGATACTACGCTCGCCTTGTTGGGCGGCACCTTCGACTGTTGGAAGATGCTTATTAAGAATGCTCAAGCCACTTTGTTGCTCACGAAGTTCGGTAAGAAGTCTGGAGCGCGTTTGCTGCGGCAATCCTACGGTCATCAACTCTTTTTGGATGTTGAAGATGTTGTTTTCCACGCCGGCTTTCATCTGGCTACCGGCGAAACTTACATCACCTCGGTTGATTCCGCCATGTTGAATTTGCGCAGTTGGAACGCCAAGTCTGGCCGCGATATTCTCTTGGACTTGCCGAAGCTGAATTTTGTCGATGGATTCGCCGCGAACGGTGCGAAGGTCAGCGCGATTCTGACCAGGGCCTGGAGCTTCATTGCCGAGGACTTTCCCTGGATAAGCCCGAGTGAGCGGACCCCACTTGGATCGATCCAAGCCGCCATGGTACATCATCAGGGCTTCACGAACATCGCCGTTGGCACGCTTGAGGTTTTCAGCGAGGATCTGTGCACCGGCCTTGATGTTCTGCGATGGATCCAGTAGATTGGTTGTGCCGGTCCCTTTCATGTTTGCTGGCATCACTTGCATCAGACCTAGCGCGCCCGCACCACTTTTGGCATTGGGATTGAAGCCGCTTTCGACACGCGCAACGTTCTTGAGAAGATCCTCAGACAGACCGTAGCGTGCGGCGTTCTTCTTGAACTCTTCATC